AGGCTACCTTCGGTTGTGCGAGTCCTCTACGACATTACGGATAAGCCTCCGGCGACAATTGAATTCGAATAGCTTTGGTTTCGCGTCTTGCTCGGGGTCAAGTTTTTTGTAACTCTTTTATTATATTTTTAACAAATTTGTTACATTCTCGCTTTTTTAGTTATAAGCGCTCAATAGCGTTAAGCGTTTAACCTTCTAGCAATTTTTGTATTTTGGTCAACGCGTGTGCGCTAGTGTAAACTCCTTGCCTCCATAATGCGGAGATATAACCAATGATAACCATGAGATCGGCGGGTTTAAGGTCGCGACGGTGCTTGATTGCTTGGTTTACTCTATCCGTTAAATCTCCTGTTAATTGATCTCTCAAGTTTATCCTCTTTCTTTACAGGTTTGAAAATTGCAAACTCGTTTTCGTGAACCTCCAAAAGTGTGAATTCGTTTGCAACCTTAAGCAATCCGTTTATAGCTTCCCTGACACCGTGCTTGATGCTTGCGCATTTCTTGCAACGTTTCGAAATGTTCCCCGCAAAAACCACAAACATAATCCATTTAGATCGCGACGTTCGATTATTTTAGAAGAACGACGTAAACCATGACGCTTCGCAAGTAAAATGAATTTATTGGGACGATTGAAAAGACTTGCTCGTTTTCGCGGAGAAATTCTGGCTTATCGCCATACATGTCAAATCCGCCATATTCTCCCGCCCGTAAAACAAGATTGTCGTTTAATAGGAACCAATATTTTGCATTCTCGCTTTGAGGGGTTTCTACTGCCACAAACGCAAAATCAATGTTCTTTTTGGGTAACTTTATTTTGTAATCGAGTCGCTTTGTTACTCGCAACCATGTATGCTTTCCGTCTTCGGTTTTGCTAAAATATCTTATGGGAAAAAATTTGTATGGTCGTTTCCCTGAATATTCGCAAGGAATTTCTACGATCAAAACTCAATTCCACATCTTGCTAACTTGATTTTTATAGCTTCGATTTCCCTTGAGCAAAACTCGATGTCGTGTTCTAGCGATTCGAGTCTTTGATCTATGAATAGTAACTGCGCCTGAATTCGTTTAAGCATATTATCCATTGCTTTTGCTCCTAGACTTTCAACTGAGGGAACCAACGACGCAAGACACCTTTGATACCGAACTCGACTAGCGCAACACCTCCTGCGTAAGCGGCGATTTGACTCATTACGAATTCGGGTGTTACTGGAATGTTGCAACCCCACGCGAATATTCCGATGATCGCTCCGACCGCTATCGATGTAAGAAACTTACTCCAATTGAAGGATTCCTCAGGAGTTTTGAACTTTCCCATAAGTGCGTAGAAAATCGCTGAACCTAACGCTAAGAGGAACGACGCGAATCCTGGAGTTAAAAATAAGTTCATGTCGCTTTTTCACCTCCCCATTTTGCGTTTAATTTTCATTAAGAAACTTTCAGTTCGATCTTTCTCGCGCGCGTATTCATCTGCTCGTAATTTCAGTTTATCTAGTATTCGCTTGCAAAATTGACAAGTGACAACTCCGCGTTTTTCGTCGATTTCAACCTGTGTTTCAAGGAACCATTTAGAGCATCGGGAACATTGGAGTCTAAGCAGTTTAGTCATAGTCCTGTCAACCTACTCCCGCAATACCAACATCGGAAACTCGAATCTGTTAACTCCGCTCCACAGTAGGGACATTTCATATTCCGAGTTCTCTCCTTTTGCAAGCAGGACAACGAGTTTCAGTTGCATCGTCAACGTAACATCCACAAATCGAGCATCGGAAGCGTTGTTCCTTTCCTAATCCTGTTTTTCTACCGATTTTCAAAATATTCCCAACTTATTACAGGATATTTCTTGAAGAATCTCTCAAGAAAATCGATCATTTCCTCTGCGTTGCTCATAGAAAATCACGTTACGAATGAAGGAGATTCTTCTTGTTCTAACGCTTGAACTTCTGCGGGTAACGGAAGCTTGTATTCCTCGCAAATCCGCTTGATATGTGCGGCGACCGCGTCCGCTTTTGAAAGATAAAGATTAAAAAATTGAGTTAACACTTTAACTTGATCTTGTGCAATTTCGTGACGAAGCTTAGTGCATTCTAATATTTTTTTCTTGACTTCCGCTTTCTTGAATTCCTCGATTAATCGCACGATTTCCTCATTTCTAATTTTTGCGAGTAATTGAGCAAGCTCACGTTTCTCCTTCTCTTCTTTCTTCTCATCCTCTGTCAAACCGCGAATTACTGCTTCAATTTCGGGATCGGTTGTTTTAACCATACGCTAACTCCTCCATTTGCTTTAGGTAGTAAGAGATTTCTGGTGATAAATGATAAGCAAGAAATGAGCAGTCGAGGCATTGATCAATTCCAAGCTTGCATGAAATCATGGTTTACTCGCCCAACAAGGAATTCTATAATCGCATGAATCGCACTTCCACGTTAACCCTGTGCGGGGACAGCGTGAAGGATCGTGGTGTTCAAGCGCATACTTAAGCGTGCCAACCAAAAAGATCAATTCATCTTGCACTACATTAAATCGTGAACTAATGTCAACGTCATAAGTGCGAAAGATTCCTGTTTCAGGAGTAGGGAGTAAGTGAAAGATTACAAGCGTTCCGTAAGGGTAATCTTTTAAAACACAATAATACCCGAGTTGCTTAAGGTAATGACTTGCAATCTCAAGCTTCCTACTTCGCGTAGTTTTAATTTCAATCGGACGTTTTCCTTCGAGCAAATCAACCGTTCCCGTAACACCCAACTTTTTAATTTTCTGCTCCTTTTCAATGTTGAATGGTTTACATAAATCTTGAATAACTCCATGATGACCTCTTCCCGCAACATAATAACCCAGCGCGGTTTCGTTGATGGGGCGAGGGTCGATACGGCGATAGTAAGCTTGACGCACGCAATACGTTAAGTCGCTTACGTGAATTCCACCACGATATTCTTGGAATTGAGAAAAAAGAGTTTGCTTAAGTTTTTGAGTGAACTCTGTATTCTCCGTAATTTTAAACCCTAACGTAGCATCTACCTGTTCGACTCGTAGCATTCGGGAACTCAAGCGGCGAAGTGACGTTTTTATTTCTCCTCTCGCGGCATTGCGTTCAACGCTTGTAACGCTTGAATTATAAACCATTCTAAGCGACGCCGTGAAAAATTGAAACTTGCACTTGTTGACCATTGATCGCCTTTCTTTTCACGAACTTGCACACTAACTCCGTTGTCCCAAACTGCTAGTTGAACTCCTTTACCTTCTCCTTCGCTTAGATAAACCGTGTAGATCGGTCGGCGTTTTTCTTCTGTCTTTTCTTTACTCATCCCGACTCCTCCTTTTAGCTTGATAATGCTTTCATTAAATTCCGTCCTTTCTCGGTAATTTCATAAACTCCGCGTTCCTTCCTTACGATGTATCCTTGACGAAGCATGAAACTAAGCAATCGATGAAATGTCGCAGGAGTTCCGCATTCTTGTAGTGTAAGTTTCATAAACTCCGTCCAATGAACTTCCTTTCCCGCCATCTTAGAAAGCATGACTTTGACAAGTTGAATCTGTTCGTCAAGTTTCACTTTAGTTTCACCACCGTTGGTTTTTGATCGCTGTAATAATCACAATCACTGCAATAGTAGCGCGTTTTCACCGTTACTTCCGAGTGTTCAGGATTCAGTTTTTCTTGACTCGGCGCGCGTGTGAGGTGATAGGTTGACGGAGTTAAGTCAACGGTTACAGGAGTCATCTCCTTTCCGCATAAGGGACAATATTTATCGCTATCACTAATCACTTCGTCAAAGGGACGGTCACGCATCCATACAACTTGGCGATCATCCTTTCCTCGCGCCATTCCGACTTTTGCAACATCGTTCATAAGCACCACTCCTCGTTAAAAAAAAGAAAAAAGGGGAATAACAAGCGCGATTAAGCGCCCGTTATTCTGGCGAGAGCTTTAGTGCGTAGCGTTCCCATTCCGTAGCGCATTGAACCGATGACACCCGACGTTAATTCCGCAGGGTTTTCGTAGGGTTCGGTGAGCAAGTCGCGGCGTAATATGCACGCGGCGGCGTAGCGCGTATCGAGCATATGAACTTTGGTAGCAGTGAAGATATCACATTCGACGATTTTGAACCCTAGATAAGTCGTTCCAAGTACTCCACGCTCAACATCGACTTTCTCGCCGAAATAGAACCCGTGGATGAACTTATCATCCTTCCACAAGTCGGCGATTTGGTCGGGATGAACAATTGCAACGTCAGGTTTGAAACCTTCTTTAACTATCGCTTGTCGCGCATTCACTAAGTCCGCCCATGCTAGTTTGTTCGCGGTTTCCGCACTGATCTCTGCTCCGCTCGCTAAGTTTCCTGCCGCTACTGCTTCGTAAAGCGTTTTAATGTCGGTTGTCAATTGTTCTTCCAAGATTTGACCGATATCAGCAACGTTTCTCTGCAATACATTGAATGGGACATCTTCAAGGTAGTCTTTAGTCCATTCGGCGGCGTAAGCGTATTCATATTTCAATTCAAGATCGGTCTTTGAAAAACGCTCACCAACAGCGAGAGGTTTAGTTTCACCTATCCTCCAAGCTTTACCTCGCTTTGCAAGATAGAATCTTACAAGCGGTTGCCTGGTTGGAACTATCCACATGATATCCCTACCTACCGCCATCTTTTTTGCCGCTTCGATCACAACACTGTGCACTTCTCCGAGTGCTTGCGACATATCAGCATATAATCCTTCCTTCAATGCGCGTTGAAAGAACGGATTGATCTCCGCTCGCCGTATCATGTCGCTGAAATGACTTGCGCCGAGTTCAGGATCTTTCTCGACCGCTTCCTTTAACTTGTTGACATATTGTGTTGACATTTCAACCACCTTAACCTAAGCAGTTGATTGAAACAACGAGAGTATCCCCATCTGCCCCAATAGTTTGCTCTGCATGACCGAACGCCAACCCGCCTTCAACATTCATACTAGGTTGCGCGCTAGTGCTTAGTACAGCGGTTGAATCTGTAGGGATTGTCACCGTGGTAACCGCCGCTACTACCTTTCCTGCGGCACCTGCTTTGATCTTGCCACCTAAAGTGATAGCTCCTCCGCCTGTAACTTTGACCTTCCCTATTTGAAGGACTGGAATGTATTCGCCTGCCGCACCCGTCTTAAGTGCGACACCTTCCGCTTTATCTCCCGCACCTGCGGGGGAAACGCTTCCGAGTTCGTCGTCCGTATGAGTATCAAGTTTTACGACTTGACCTTTAGTTACTGCGCTTTCACATTTGAAACTTTGACTGCATACTGATACTACTGCTTCGCCAAGTTCTACGTGAGTGAATTTATCTGCCAACTGTTCTCACCTTTTTTGTTGTTAGCTCTTTGAGCTTTCCCAACTAAGGCATGGTGTCCCAATCCATCATGTGTAAATACATGATTACGATCGCCGATTCCTTCCATATCTAGCTCGCAAAACCTCGCTCGGAGCAAGAGATCGCAAATCCTCTTCTTTCGTTTTCTCGATTTGTGTTTGAACTTCAACTTTGATTGGTTGAATGATTGCTTTCCCTTGCTCTCCCTGTTGTGAGTTTTGTTGTAACTGTGATTGATCTCTCTGCTCTAGCTTAGTTTCTTCAATCTTTCCCGTTCCGCCGCCGATTTTGAGTTTAGCTTCCTCAGTTCCCACCACTTCGTCAAGTTTAGGTGCTCCTTTACCCGTTGATGGTTTTTCGTCTTCCTTCTTTGATTCGTCTTTATTCTCTTCCGTTGTCGGTGATCTTGTTTCAAGTTTTTCCGTTGCTGTTGTTTTGGATTCTTCTTTTTGTCCTGATTCTGCCGAAGTTTTTTGTTCCTTTCCCGCTTCTTCTCTCCGCGCTGATTCGTCTTTTTGTTTTGTTTCGCTCGGGTTATCACCTTTCAATTGAGTATCCGACGTTTGATTTTCTTTTGAAGATTGTGTATCCTGTTGTGCTTCCTTTATCGCTTCGTGATATTCGGGAGGTTCAAGTTCAAGCTCGCGATAATGCGCGCTTAAGTGAGCATACGCTTTTTTCTTTGCTTCTGTGGGCGTGTCAACTCCTCCTCTCGCACCTAACAAAGCTTGCATTGCGGCGATAACGTGTTCTCGATCTAATCCTCCTTGCGCGTTATGGTGTGGAAGTTTACGCAACGTGCGAGGAACAGTTTTACCTTGTTCATCTTTTTCTCCGCCTTCCAGAATGATTGCAAAAGCGCCGTCGGGTAGATCATTTATGTATTCAGTTGTCCACTCTTGTTCTTTCAGATTTTTTGCCAAGTCTTCGAGTTTTTGGATTCTGATTTCATGCTCCGCAAGTTTTTCCTTAAACATACTTAATTCTTCTTCCTTCGTTTTTTCTCCCTCCTTTACAAAAAGCGAATCTTTAACCGTGCTAAAAGGAACAGAAAACGGAATTGGTGAAGCTATCGAGTTTGACGTAATCCAACCAAGTTTGAAATTTGTTAATGGTTTAACCCAGGTTCCCTTACTAGCAGGATTAAACTTCAATAATAATGAGAGGTCTTTATACACAATTCCGATAGGTTTAACACCGTTGACTTGTTCAAGATCGAAAGCTAGCGCGTAAGTGCTTGAACCTTTAACCTTTCCTTCACGAATCAAATTATAGAGAGTTTCATTCTCGCAAATTCCTATCCATTCAATACGTCCTTCTTCTTCCTCTGCACGCAAAACTATTCCAACGGGATAGTGAGAACTAATTCCTTTGAATTCTTGTTCGTATTCTTTCGGGAGATGGAAATTGACATCTTCGTCCCAATGATCAATCGTAATCGGTTTCCCGATTAGAGTTCTCGCGGCACGAGTTAGTTCATCGCGCGTGTATAAGTGTTGTTTATGTTTCGTTAATCCCTCGCAAACTGCGACTCCGTAAATCAAGTTATGTGAATCTTCGGGAATTTTACGCAACCATGAAAACGATTCTTTGATCGTTTGCTTATGTTCTGTAAACCACGCTTTCGCTTTCTCCATCGTCCAATCTTGTTCTTTCGAAAAAAGATAAGATTGAATTCCCATTGAACCGTCTTTCTTCCTACCGAATAACGCTTTAACACCTTCAGGTAACCATCCGAATCTTTCGGTTTGATTATCTACGGTTACGAGATGTTCAAAGTCGTCAGGGTTTCCATGTCCTGAACGGATGTAGTTTTCAGTTTCTTCCCACGGCATTTTCTCAACTTCCTAATATACCGAATGTAAAAAGAGCAAAAAATATCGCCAAACAAATAAGACCCAACAGGATTAAAACTCCTCCAACTGTCCATAGCACGAAATTATAAGTCAAGAATGCGAGAACCCCGTAAAAACACCACAAACAAAATAGAACGAAAAGTTTACCCGCGATTCTCAATAAATCCATTCAAACACGCTCGAAACATTGAATCGTTTTTAGATGTTACGTTTAATTAGATAAAATTTAAATATATAAATGTTACTAATAGAATTATTGATACAATTAAACATAAAAGAGAGAGATTCATGAAACTATTTTGTGAACTATCGATGACTAAACTTCATAACCCAACTCTAAAGAACTTAGTTCGCTTTCTACGCTTAGTTCGACAGATGCGACGAACTTACCTGCTTGAACTTGGTAAAGCAATGAACGCGGACTTTACATCTGCTTCCAGATATCTCAAATATTGCAATGAATTAGAACTCGTTGAAAAGATCGGAGAGAAATTGCAAAGAGGAAATCGGAGAGCAAAGTTATACGAGCTAAGTCCAAAAGGTGAACAATTCTTAGAGATTTTTGAAGGAAAGCTTTGTGAATCTCTCTCAAGTGTGAGAGAGAAAGATAATGTTTGAAAGACTTAAAGAAGCTTTAAAACTAACCCCAAAAGCAACGCTTCTAACCGCCTATGAAACAACTCGTATGGGCATCGCTCCCAAAGTTTCTTTTGAGGATATGCTTGCGCTTTATCATAAAGACTATGCGGTGAAAGCGGTTATTGATTTCTGGGCAGATCAAGTTGTGGGAATGGGTTTCTACACAACGGTTAACAAAGAATATCCGCAAGCAGAGAAAGTTAAAATGTTGATCGATGACTTTTGCGAGGAAGTCAACCTCGATAACTTATTGCAAGTTACCGCACGTGAAGCTATCGGATGTGGAAATAGTTTTTGGGAAAAAATCGAACCTGAAAATCTGCAAAGCGTCAAGCTTATTCCTTTAATCTCAATAGATAAGATCAACGCGGATAAGTTTGGAAAGATTTACAATTATATGCAAAATGCAACTTACGGCGGAACTCCGCTTGAACCCGAACGCGTAATTCACTTCAAATGGAATCCTGTCGCAGGAGACTTGTTCGGAACGGGACTCATTCGATGCTTACTTGAAACGTTAACAACCGACTCCGAAGACCGTCCTGCTCTTTCACAGATGAAAGCGAAAGTAGAACGCTTAATGGTCGAGATACTTGAACGTTACAGTGAACCTGACACGCTTTGGACTTTTGAAGGTATGAGTGAAGCAAGTTTAAAGCTTGCACGGAAGGAGGTTAAAACTCGCCCTCGCGTAAGAGCAAGTTTCGTTTACAATAAACCCGCGGACGTCAAAGCCGTCACACTCGATCCTCGCGCAAGGTTTGAGTATTATATCGATCACATCGTAAACCAATATTATCTAGGGTTGCAATCTCCGCTTCCAAAATTGTTCACTACTCCAGGATTTACAGAAGCAAGTGCGAAAGCGGCGATTGAAATCGCGGAACGAAAAGTTATGTCAATTCAAAGATTCGTCAAACGCGTAGTTGAGAAAGAAGTTTTTGAAATATTACTTCAACAACACAAATACGACGTCAAGTTGGCGGAGTGTCGCTTAAACTGGGGAATCCCAGAAGTTCCAGAAACAAAAATTGAAGATGTTTTAAATGCGGTTCAAGGAGGGGTTATAGATCGTGAAGAAGCAAGAACAATCTTGAAGAAAGCAGGATGGGAACTCACAGAAATAGAGAAAGCGGTAGGAGCGGGAGAAGTTGGAAAGATCGAAACTTCTTGAGAAGAGTCTTCAACACTGTGCGCTAGAATCCCGATTCCGACATCGTGCGATGCGATCTAGGTCGAGGTTCAAAGATTTGAAAAGAAATTCAATTGTCGGCGAAAGCGTAGTTGAATTTCCAACAAATTGCGTAACCCACGTGGGATCGCAGATAAAATCTGTTGGAAAGTGCATAGTTGAAAACTTGTTTCAAGAAGCGGGATTCCTTCAACTTCTCACATAGGGGTTGAATAATTGAAAATTTTAGAAAGGGAAATCCGCGATACTAACGCACATGATTCTAAAGTTAGGAAACTTTGGACAGAGAAAGGAGCAGTTATCTATGTTAAAAATACCCTCAACCAGGCGGTTACGATACAGGTTAAAGCAAGAACTGAAAATAACGAATTCAATGTCGGAAATCCCTTCACGATTGAAGCAGGAGCTAAACATTATGAAACGTTTACGGAAGTTCATTCGTTTATATTAGCAACCGCGCAATGCAGTGTTGCTCCTACAAGCGGGACGCTTACAATTTGGTTGGAGGTCACGTAATGTCGTTAAATAAATATCCGTTAGGTGCTGAAAAAAAGGAAAATCACATCACTTTTTTTGCGTTAGTGCAAGAACAAACATTCTAAGAGGTGAAAAGGAAAAATGGTTGCAACAGTTGAAATATGCGAATCGAACGGTGCAGGTGAAGTCGTAACACACAACATCAACAACGTTAATTATGGAAACGCCGATGTTCCAAACCTTGTTCCTGCGACTTATCCCATAGTTGCTGGTCAAAGAAGCTATCATAAATATATTCGACTCCACGTAACGGGCGGTACATTCAATAAAATTGATAACATCCAAATCTGGAAGAGTGCAGGTAATTACGTAACGGGAGAAAGCATACAAACCAATCTTAAGACTTCAGGTTATTCTCCAGAAACATACGCAACCCCGACTACCGACGACTATACTGATCAAGCAATGCCGATAGCAGATCCAGGTTCAGCAAACTTGGGAATAGCAGGGTCACTAACTGGTTCTCTAACAGCAGTTGGATACTCTGACTATTGGAAATCTCAACTAAAAACAACTACAAGCACACCTCCAGGAAACGTAAATCAAAAAACTTTCACAATTCAATACGACGAACAATAAAATTTAAACAACAATCCGAGGCAATCCTATGTCTTGGTATTGGAAAGCAATTTATGATGATGGTTCAGTTTTCGAACAACAGGATACACCGAGTCTTATTGATAGAGAAAGAGTGCGTCAAGTTCTTTTATTTTTTGACGACAAATTAAAAGCAAACGTGATAATTGAAAGTAAAGAGCAACGCCTTATCCTTGTTAAGCGAACAAGATTATCTGTAAGTGAAAGTGGTGAAGTTTTAGGTTCTTACAGTTTCATTCTTATTGGTTGGCACTCAACAATTGAAGGCAAGAACGTTAAAGCAATCTTGGAGTTACATCCTAACGGCGAAATAATCATGCGAAACACTGACGGACGCGGAACCCTTTGAAATGCAAACGATGTGGAAACTGTTGCATAAATGCCTTCTTCACTTTATCCCATGTTATTATTGAAGGTAAAGTCATTAACCTCGATGACTTGGCGCAATGGATTACTTATCACAGATGCGATGCGCAAAAGAACATGGGCTTATTAGAAATTAAAGTTCCACTACCTTGTATTCATCTTGTCTTTGACGAAGAAAAAGGAATTTATACATGTCAAATTTATGATAAGCGACCTGAAATCTGTCGAGCTTACTTCTGTAAAAGAGCGGTAGAGGAACACTAATGACTTTCACATACGGTGCTAAATCAATAATAAATGCTCAAACAAACAATCCCATTACTTTATCCCATACTACCGTCACTAACACTAAATTACTTGTAGTTGGAATAATCACAAAAACCACTACTGCAAGAACAGGCGGCGCACCAACTTTTAACGGCGTTACCATGACGCAAGTTGGTTCAACCGTTATCGGCGCGGCTGAATGCACTGCTGAATTATGGTATTTATCAAATCCTTCAATCGGAACATATAACGTAAGTGTTCCGAATGCTGGAGCTTTAACAATAACCGTTATTGCATCAAGTTACGTAGATGCTTCGGTAACTGGAGCTACTCTTGATGTTTATAACTCAACTAACGTCACAGGCGCCAATCCTTCTCTCTCGGTAACTACTGGTGCAAACGGTGAAGCTATCGTAGACGTTTTTGGTAGCGGATATACTTCTGTTGGAACAGGAAATCAAACTTTACTTTATAGCACAGACGAGGGTGTATGGAGCACTCATGCACAATACGCATTGCAAGCGAACGCGGGATCAATAACATTTACTTGGACTCAACCTTCAGATGATGTCGCTTTTATTGTAGGAGCTTTTAAAGGAATTACTGTCACAACTTATGAAATCACAAAACTAAGCGATACTCGTATCCTAAAAACCCAAGAAACTTCTAAGCTTTCAGATGCTAAAATTATTTTAACTTATGAAATTAACAAAGCGTCGGATGCTCGTATCCTAAAAACCCAAGAAACTTCTAAGCTTTCAGATGCTAAAATTATTTTAACTTATGAAATTAACAAAGCGTCGGATGCTCGTATCCTAAAAACCCAAGAACTAACGAAGCTCAGTGATGTGAAAGTTGTTGTTGTAACTTATACGAGCTATGGATTACCATTCCAATATAATGCGGCGAATTGGACACAATTCAAATTTTATTTTGAAGTTTATATGAGAGCAATTAGTGGAACTGCGTATGCAAGACTTCTCAACGAAACGGATAACCTACCCGTTGATAACTCCGTATTGTCAACGACAGAAACAACGATGCAAACGCTCCTCACAAACGCTTTAACATTAATCAATGGGAAACCATATCGGGCTCAGTTCGGAAAGATTGAATTAGATTCAGGCGCGGTTTTAGGAGCGAAATTAATCGCGCTTTAATAGTTAATAAAAATTAACTATTCTTTTTTGATGTTTTTTTTTCTTGATGTTTTTTTCTTGATGTTAAAAACCTTCAAAATTCTTTAAATATAGTATTTTCTATTAAATTAAACATTCGAGAGGGAGAAACATTAGCGGATATTACTGAAACAATTAAAACGCTTCTCTCCGACAATTGGAGTTTAACAGGCGATCTTGCGAAAGCAAACATTGATTTTGAAACCTCGCTTTCCCCTGCGATGCGCTTGCAAAAGAGGGATAAGATTATCGAAGTTAAACGCTTGCTCGCGAATGTTGGAGTGCGCGATCTTTTACTTTACAAAGTCAACGAACACATTTTAGTTAATGTTTATATGCGAGCGGAGTCAAGCGCGATTACAGATATTGAAAAATTAATACCTCTCCGAAAAGACATGATTAACGAAATTGTGCGCATCATTCACGCTAACCAGAAATTGATTACAGGAGTAAAGTTCGGTAAACTTACTAATTTTCACGATCTTGACGAACTTGAATTAGTGCGCGGTGCGAGAGGAATAGAAATGATGCCTGAACTCCGCACCGAGTTTACGATTGATTGTGAATACTACCATATAAAAAGTTAGGAGAGTGAAAAAAGAAAATGCCAACAAGAGCAGGATACGAACTTGAAGAGGTCATGTGGATTGACGAAACAGAGGGATATGGAGTTAAACCTGAATCGGGAACATGGAAACCCACGATGCTTGTAACCGAATACGTAGCACGCAAGTTGACAGAACGTAAAGAAAAAATAGGGATAGGAACTCAAGTTGCGACTGAATTCCAGAAAGTTAAGCAACACGTTGAAGCAAGAATACTCCACGGATTACTAGCAAAGTCTTCCAATCCCGCTTTCGAGTGGACAGATTTCTATACGCATATAGTCGGAAGCGGTCTAACGCCCGCGAACGTGATTGCTCCGTTTTCGCTTGGCGTAAAGTTAGCATTGGCGACTCCAGAATATGAATTACTCACAGGATGCAAGGTGAGAACTTACGAGCTTAGAAGTGCGCTTGGAGATAAAGTCATCGGAACGGCGGATATTATCGCGCAGGAGTTGACTTACGGAACAGTTGACTTTGTAAGCGGAACTGCTACGCGCGGAGGTAAACCAACAACCAACCCGATATTATTCAGCGACTGTGACATTCAATATAAAGGCGCAAGCGTAATGGATAGGATAAGTGAATTTAGCTTCGCTTTCAATCGGGAACTTCATCGCCTCGGAAGCAAAGCGACAAATAAGCTTTTGTTGCGGGAACTTAGGGAAGGCAAGCGCGAATATGAAGCAAGCATCACCATTGACTTTGATTCCACAACGGAATACACCGACTATCTTAGCGACACACAATTTAACATGATCATCGACATTCCGACAGGTTCGGGTGGGCGACGCTTGACATTAAGCAACGGTAGATGGTTGACCGCTCCAGATCGCCGAATGCGAGAACTCGACCTTATCAACGTTCGCTTAACTGCAAAGTTTCCGACGTTAACAATCGAGACAATCGCGTAGATCGTAAACGCTTAGGGAAGGGTTCGTCGTGTATGACATTACGATCAAAGTTGAAAATTTAGAAAAAAACTTGAGTCGAATCGATAGCAAAGCAATAGAGGAGATCATAAAGTCAATCGACGACATTTTGCTCCGAAGCGCAGGAGCTATCGTCGTAAGCGCAAAGCAAACGGTTCCAGTAAGAACAGGTTTCTTACAATCAACGATTGGAATTACTGACATTGGCGAACTTTCAATTCAGATTGGAGCACTTGCTCCCTATGCGGGATTTGTTGAATATGGAACGCGAAAGATGCAAGCAAGGTCATACTTACGTCCTGCGGTCTATGAATTCCTCCCGAGCATTCAAAAAGACATTGAAGAAATCGTTAGGAGAGTGACTCAATGAACGAGGAAGTTATGAAGCTTTCAACGGGAAAGGTGATTCGCGTTCGAGGTTTGACTTGGGGAGAAAGAAAACTGCTTCTAGGTTCCGAAGAGTCAGATTTTGATAGCGTTTCGAATTCTTTGATTCTTAGATGTATTTCTCCTCCGATGACTCAAGAGGAATTGGACAAGCTTCCACTTGGAGAACCTAGCGAGATCACTAGCAAGATTTTGGAGTTATCTCGACTCCCTTTAGACAAATTGCTGAGCTTATCCAAACTTATGAAAGCGGAATCATCGTTGACGCAAGAACTAAGCGAATCATCCGACTCCTCACAGAAAGCAGGAAAGAACGAAAAATGACAAGTCAACAATCTGACCTTTTCGTTAAACACTTGCTCGGAAAGGAATACGGTTGGACAGAGAGGGAAGTTGATGACACTCCTGCTCGCGACGTGGAAGCATTCCTCTACCTGATTGCAAGCGATAAACGTCGTGAAAGACAAGCGTTAAACGAGAAAGGTGACTAAAACGTCATTCCCAATCACATTCGATCTAGTTGTTCGCGATGAAGCAACCGCAAGCATGAACGCGGTTTATCAAGTTATGCGGGAAGGAAAGGGAGTTAGCGAGGAAACTACGCGAAGTTTCAAAGAGTTTAGAAGCGAGCTTTTAGAACAACGACGCGCTCAATCAACCGTAGTCATGGCGTGGAAGGAACAACATCAAACCATGTATGAAAGCGTTGCAATAATGCAAGGCGTCGCAAGCATGGGTAGAACCCTCACGAATGTTTACAATACGATTAACATCGCCGCCATTCGTGTTGGAGATGCTCAACAAAGATATAATGACGCAGTTAAAGAATTTGGGAAGGATAGTCCGCAAGCAAAGAAAGCATTAGATGACTTGCGGGAAGCTCAAGAAAAACAGAATCAAGCAATTTTCAGTGCGTGTTTAACCCTTCCCTCTCTCGCGGCAAGCTTTCTCAATATGATTCCCCATCTGCTGATGCTGAAAACGTCGCTTGTTGGAGCAACCATTGCTCAACACGGATTAAATCTTTCTATGTTAGCAAATCCAATCATGCTTATTGTTCTAGCGATTGTCTTGTTAGTCGGATGGATTTATCACGTTACAAAGGGATTTAAAGACTGGACGGGAGTAATGGAGTTTTTCAAAAAGGTTGGAGACTTGGTATTCGCCGCCGTGAAATTATGGTATGATTACTATCTCAAACCGATGATTGATGCTATTTTATATTTCGTTAAACTTATCCAAGATGCTATCGACGCTCTCGAAAAGTTAGCAGGAAAGAAAGTTCCATCAACAGGAGGCGGCGGCGGTGGTGGCGGCGGAGGAGAGGGAGGTGGAGGTGCAACGACTACAACTACAACAGCATTTGTCAGTAGCACCGCAATGACAGGAATTACAGGAGGTATTAGAAGAGGTCAATTAGGAGGAGTATTTACCGAACCTACATTAACGCTTTTAGGTGAAGCGGGAGCGGAAGCAGTAATCCCGCTTGAACGCGTAAGACTTGAACGACTGCTAGCTCCCTCACGCGAAGTTCCTACTCAAATTGTTCTTCAACTTGACGCACACGAAACCCGCGACCTACTCGAAGGAAGAGCAATCGTGCGAGACATTAAAACCATGATTAGGTGAAAGCGTTGACGGATTACATTCAAAGCACGGTTAAAATCAACAACGTTACGCTTCCTGACAACGCACTTTATCCAATTAAACGAGTGCAAGTCGTTAGTCGAATCGGTCAGAAAGCAGATTCTTTTTTGATCGAACTCGACAACGAAGATGGACATTATAAAGATTCTATCAAAGAAGCTTTGCTTGTAGAAATCTGGGCGGATAAAATCGATGGGTTAACCAACAAGATTCTAACGGGAAAGGTTGACGACAGAGAAATAAGTTTCAATGAAAAATTAAAAAACAATCGGATGCTTGTTACAGGTGTTGACTACACGGGACAGTTACTTAATCGCTTAGTTGCAGAAGTTTACAAGAAAGATAGCAAAGTTTCCGACGCGGTTAAAGATGTCATTGCAACGTACTTCCCTGACATAACCACAACTAACGTAACCGATACGGGAGCAACATTTCCAGAAGATTACGTAGTTGATTACGTTTATGCTTTCGAGCTATTTCAAAGATGGGGAGAGCTTTTTGATTGCGACTTTTATGTCGATCCCACGAAAGATTTGCATTGGTTTAGCGAGAAATCGCGCCAATCCTTGCTTGTGATCGGAGAGTCGGACATAGCGGGTTCAAGCTCAATAAAACGAGGAGTTCGCGACGTAAAAAACAAAGTATTTATTTTCGGAGGAAAGGAGTTAGTTCTCGATCAACAACAAACAGGAATTTCCGCGTTTTTGAATAGCAAAGACTATTGGTATGCGGATGAATTGACTCCGACCCGATCCTTCTTAAACAAACTTTTCATTTACGCTGAGAAAGTAGGGTCTCCTCAACCTTTACGAGGCAAGATTATTGTCGATAATAATGGAACTCCTCAGGGCGGACAGGAGCTTGGAAACTTCCAAGCGGATTACATTGAAAGCGCAGGATGGTATCCAATTAGTATTGACATTGATGCAACTCACGTTCACCCGATTGCTCCTGGTGTGTTAAAGTTTTGGATTATCTTTGAGAAGGTTGGAGATGCAAGCAATTATTACAAGCTTTACACAGGCGGGGAAACGACTACAACTTACGCTTATAGTGTCGATGGACAAACTTGGACGGTTTCATCTACCGCTCCGAAAATCGCGTTTAAGACCTATTATGGTTATCCCGTAGTGGTTGAAGCGGAAGATTTGAGTAGTATCTCCTCATATAGTCAACGCGACTTTAAAGACTCGGATGCAAAAATCAGGGATTACGTAGTTGGAAGGAAGATTGCAAGCGCGAAACTTGCGGACTTGTCGATCTTACGAGTTGCGGGAGAACTTGATATAATCGCGCCTTTAACACAAATCAAAGCAGGCGAGCTTGTAATCATCAACCTTCCCGACGCGGGAATAAGCAACGTTCAATATAAAGTTCTTAGCGTAACTTACGACATTAAACCCGCGTTAAGCACTTACACGCTTAAGCTTGAACTTGGAGAGGAAGATCCCAATCTCGCCGCCTATCTTGCCGAATTGAAGAAAGAGGAGTTGAAGCTTAAACAGCAAGACTATGCGTTAAACGCTATCATCAACAAATTACTAAGTTTCAAAGAACCGTTCAAGCTTGCAGATGTTCTGACGATCACGGAACAAAATACGGGAACGTTTCTTGTCGGAACTGCAAGAGTGGGATTCGCAGATTGTGCATAGGTGAAACAAAAGTGGAGATAGAAAAGAAAGAAGAGTTTAAGCTTACGGGCAAGTTGACTTTGCTAGGTTATCAACCTAACCGCTGGGTTGAACTCTTTTACCGCTTGTTTAAGCGATTCAAACTTGCTCGTAAACTTTGCTTAGAATATTACAGGCGGCAAACTCCGATTGATGTTTATCAAAATCATAACTTGGTTGTTACGGTTGGTCTTCGACTTGCACTTGATAGACTTTATGGTGCGAGCGGAGTTAATCAGATTAGTCACTGCGCGGTTGGAAGCGGCACAACGGAGGTTCAAGATTCTGATGAAGTGATCGAAACTCCCATCTCGCCACGCATTCCTATAACCTCAAGCTCACGAGTCGGATCAACATTGACAAACGAAACGTTTTTCGGAGTTAACGATTGCAACGGAACATGGGGAAATTGTGGAATATTCAATGATTTGACAGGAGGAACGATGTTCAATCATTCAAACATTTCTCCGACTAAAACTAAGACAACGTCAATCACTTACATTATTAAATTCGAGATAACCGCTTCGAAGGGATAAACATGAAACACAACGATTTGATTAACGAAAAAATTACGGATATAGATAGTCAAATAATCGGAATTGAGAATTTAAGAACGAAGCAGAAAGAACAATTCGGTAAAAAATCTAAGTCACCGAAAGTTTTGCTAGTAGGAATGGGAGAAATCGATACCTCACACGATAAAGCAACTAAGTTCCAGCAATGGAGAAAAACATTATTGCAAAACGCTCTTCTACAATCGGAAGAAGAAATCAAAACGCGATTAACAGGTATTGAAAGTCAACTTTATCTTCAAGAAGGATTAAACATTCTAACTGAAAATCCAAACGAGTTATGCAAAAAAGGAATTGAGCAACTCAGCGAAACGGCGCAGAAATTGTATTGTGAGTATGCGCTTTTGATGCTTTCTCTCGGTTACATGGAAACACTTGAAGGATTCAAAAATTTTAAAGGAGGATGAAATAGAAAATGGTCGTATGGGTTACAGGCGATACAATCACCGCCGCGAGATTAAACGATACACACATCAACACAATGCGCTTAACCGACGTAGATCCAACGCCTATTGGAGATTTAAAACTTAAAGTTATCGATGAGAATTTGAGGATTAGAAACGCGGGAGATACAGTAGATAAACTACTTGCCCTCACAAGCGTTCCCAATCTTCCCGCTAGTAAAATTACCAGTGAACGATTTCCGACGGCGAGAATACCAGACGGCACAATCGGACGCGTGCTTACGGCTCAAGGCGCTGGAGCAGATCCAATCTATGATTTAAGATTTCAAGTTAAAACTGTTTCAGTTGTTGCGGACAACAACACCTATTATAATACTACCATTACTTGGGATAATGCCTTCGCAACAATCTTAGCCGCTATACCAGTTTTGCGTAAAGATTCCGAAGAAGATGTTGGAGCTTACATTGGTTGGATGGTGAAATCAATTAGCACTACTGGTTGCGTTATTCGTTGGAGAAGTAATAATGCAGGCACATATTACTTGGATGTTTTAGGGATAGGAACCTAGAAATGACCTTTAAATCTCCCGTATGGTATGCGGTTGTCGTCATGTGCGAAGAAGAACATATCAGTATGATAGCGGAGCAACTTAATGAACTCATTAAGAAACTTGACGCACAGAAACTTTATGAAAAACGGAGTGGAGTTCAACTTTATATTACCACTATTCCTAGCAATAAGCGGAGGTATAGCGGTAGCGAAACCTGAACGAACTTGATCTTTTAGAAAAATTTGCATATTGCATAACTGGAACTAACTACCTTAAAGTTTTCCTCTATTTTTTGCGTAAGAAATCAAACATTCGTTTTTCTGAATTAATTTTCAATTTACGCATTCACTCCTCTCAATTATGTAAAATTCTCAATCGATTTGAAAAGGAGAAAATTATTCAAAAGAGCGAGGAGGGTGAATGGAACATCACTCTCGATTACTAACTAAGTGTGATGAACTATTTTTTCCGTTTTAAGTGAGGTGTAAGAGTGAGTTTTCGTAATCGGGGACGTCCGAGGAAGCGAGCGTTCTTTTTGTCAGGGGAAAGCGACGAAGAGCAAACGACTTGTATGGAATGCGGAGCGACGCTCATTCTTGCACCTCTCGACGACGGAACGACGGAGAAGGTATGTCCAAGATGCGGGTTAGTCGTGAACGAATAAAACCTCTTGAATCTCGTACGATGATGGTTCGGGAAACGATTGAAAGCGCAAGCGGAAGCTTACTTTGGCGCATTCGCGACGCGGTTATAGATCATGTTTTGAATGCGGTGAGAAATCGGGGAATCAACGACGCTATCCTATTTTACGAGGATTTCAAAAAGCGCATGGATTGGGATTTCTCACACGAACTTGTAATTTGGAAGCTTATGGAATTTTTGGAGTCTCATAACGTCGATTTCTTGCGCTTAGATCGCACGGAATCAGTGGGGGATTTGATTGTTTTCAATAAGGGAGTTCTCATTCTTGAAGTGAAAGGTAATCCTCCTCCGTGGGGCGGGAAGAGTTTAATTCAACGACGGAAAGCATTCGAACAAATCAAAAATGTTGTTTACGTTTTCTCTGATCGCGAATGTAAATTCCAATACGCGCGACTTAATGAAACGTTCATCAAGCATGAATGCGTTTTTGCTCGCACATATCACCCGTTAGAGGAGTTGTTCAAGCGAGGAAAATTTGTGAGATTTTCTTTTCGATTCAAGGAGAGGGATTGAACGTCGGAATGCCGCAGGTTTTCGTGAGGACGACAGGATGCAACTTGAGATGCTCTTGGTGTGATACAAAATATGCGTTCGATGAAGGAAAGGAGATGTCGCTTGTGGAAGTTCTCGCCGAAATTAGAAAATGCGCTTATGCTCACGTATGCCGTGCGATTTGTATTACAGGCGGAGAACCTCTCATTCAAAGCGAGATCACTGATTTAATTCGCGCGTTGAAGAAAGAAACCTTTTGGATTCAACTTCAAACTAACGGAACTATCAAGAACGTTGACGCGTTCGAACTCTGCGATGTTGTGAGTATGGATATGAAACCCCCTTCAAGTGGAATGAGGTCAAATCACGATCTAATTCCCTACGCGAAGGAGATTAAGGTTGTAATCGCGAATGAGCAAGATTTGGAGTATGCAATGTCTATCCGTATGTTGATGCCGTGGTTTCAACCTCTCATTTTGCAACCTGAAGGATTCACAACGCTTGACGTTCTCCCGTTACTTGAACAGGCGGCAAGAATCGGACTCACTTTCACCAACGTGCGCGTTCTTCCACAAGTTCACAAACTGCTTTGGGGTTTAAAGCGAGGAGTTTAAGCAATTGCCCGCTCAAGAAGAGATAGGTTTCACGCGTGAACAGTTAGAACTACTTAAGCGAATTCATCTCTTAGCGCGACGGATGGAAGACATTAAAAATTCTGGGAAATGTCACTGTGTTATCGCACTGATTGAAGAACTTTCCAATTCATACATTGATTTACATTACATTCTTGAAAAACTCAATCTTCTTTTTGACGACGTAATGATCAGCGCGGAAGATTATACTGGGAAGTAAAAATATGATCGTTACGCGACGGTTTCAGGAAGCAATGCGGGAACTTCTATCAGGATATGAAATACAAGAACATGAAATATTAAACAAAACTTTTGCTTCTACTCGTTCAACTCCCGTCATCGAGAAATCAATTGAATTCGTTAGTTTATGTGAGCATCATTTCCTTCCGTTTTTCGGAATTGTGAGTATCGTTTATATTCCCAATGAAAAGCTTGCGGGACTCTCAAAGCTTGCGCGCATCGTGGATTACTACGCGCATCGACTCCAACTCCAAGAACGTATGACGGAACAAATCTGCGACGCGATTTGGCGAATGCTTAACCCTAAACGCTTGATCGTGCGCGTGGAAGCGTTGCACTTCTGCGTATTTGCGCGTGGTGTTAAGAAGCGCGCTAAAACGATCACACTTACAACGCGCGGGTTTAAGAATGAAAGCGCAATGTTGCGGACTCTTCAACTGTTAAAGGCGAGGATAAAATGAATCTTAGAAAACTGCAAGATCGAAAAGAGAGAACGGGAATTTCGATTCGAGATTACATTAATTATTATCTTGCACAAGGGTTGAATCTCATTCCTGTAATCGTGGAAACCAAAGCACCTTTTGTCGCATGGGAGAAATTTCAACGCGAGAAATCATCCGAAGAAGAGTTAAAACTTATTGAAGCGGGATTAAACGTCGGAATTATTTGTGGAGCAATCAGTGACAATCTTGCGGTGATCGACTTTGATAAGGAATCAATTTTTGAGAAAGTACTCGGAAGCGGAGTTTGCAAGGATACAATAGTTGTTAAAACTGCTCGTGGAGTTCACGTTTATTTCAAGACCGATATTCCCGTTTCATCTTTCAAGTTGACGGAGTTAGGAGTTGACGTTAAAGGTGAAGGAGGATATGTTATCGCTCCTCCGTCAAAACATCCAAGCGGAAAGTTTTACACTCTGCTTTCTACTTTCGGAATTCCGATTAAGCGTTGGGAAGGAGATTTCAAATTTGAATTTCTCGCTAAATTGAAACAACACTTCGACATTCCCATTTCGCTTGAAGAAGTAAACATTAAACAGATTTTGCAAGGGGTTGAAACAGGTGGAAGAAACGAAGCGGGAATCAGATTAGCGACATGGTATCGCAAGCAAGAGTTAAGCAAGGAAGAAACCTTTGAAAAATTACGTAAGTGGAATAAGAGCAATAAACCTCCACTAGAAGAATGCGAGTTAAAAACAATAGTTGAATCAGCGTTTAAACCTAAAGAACCCTACAGCTACAAGTTTACTGAAAGCGAATTCGAAGAGTTCTCACCCGAAGTCGTCAAGAAAGCAAACAAACTGCTAGAGAAAGACGGAGCGTTACTTGAATTCGTTACAGATGCAAGCGCAGAAATTATCGGAGAAGAAGAGAAACGAAAGTTTTTGTTCTTGCTCAATTTGATCGCGGAAAGTTTAGAAATGTCAGGAGAATCTGCAACAGGAAAAAATGCGCTTGTTGAAGCGGTGTTAAAATGTTTTCCATTAGAATCTTGGACGAAAGTAACGGGACTAACCGACAAGTCGATTCGCTATCTTCCAGAATCAATCCAAACCTTATATCTCGCGGAACGGCGTGCGATGAAGAGTAAAGCAGAGGAAGAATCAACCGCCGAATATGATCTAAAACTTACGATTTCCGAGGGAAAGTTAACTGTTCTCGTTGTTGCAAGAGATCCCGAAACTGGAGTTTTCAAAACGACGAAACATGAAACAAGCGTTCGAAATATTATTACTACTTCAACCGAAATCGAACTTCCGCCCGAATTTGAAAACCGAATCTGGGAAATGGAAACTCTATTTGAACTTAATGAACCTGTAAGAAATCATATTCTTGTTCAAAGAGAAGTTCCTAACGATCAACGCGTGGATACATCTGAGCAAAAATGTGTTGTAAGATGTGCCGTTAAAATTATTGAGAGTGAAGCTCCAAAGAAGTTTATTATTCCATACGCGACACTTTTGAAAGAGTTACTTAATCCTCAATATGCACGCGTAAGAAGGGATACGGAGAAGCTTTGTAAAGCAATTGAAGCGAGCGCGCTGACGAACTTTAGGGTTAGACCTCAATATACGGATAAAGCAGGAAATGTTCACATCGTATGTTTACCTCAAGATTTCTTATATGCATGGGAGAATGGAAATGAAGCTATCATTGGAACTTTTGCAGGGGTTTCAAAAAGATCGAAAGAAATTATCAAAAAGTGTAAAGAGATTTTGAGTCTAGGAAAACTATTAACTAGCGAATCACTCGCGCAGACTGCACTTTTATCCGCAGATGGAGCGAGAAAATGGTTAAACAAGTTTGTAGAAGAAGGCAAGCTTATAAAAAGATCGATGAAGGTAAACGGACGGGGACGCCCAATAAATTATTATTTGGATGTTTTTTCCGAAGTGAAAGAAGTTAAGATTCACCTTGTCGACTTGTTCGGGAAAACCGAGAACTGGGTTTCTGAGTTCGAAAAAATCGGAATTATCCATGAAAAACGATTTTTTAGATTTTTAGAACCGTCATCTAAAACATTGCTTGAGAAAGAAGTCGTTGCTCATATCCCAGTTCGAATAATTCGGAAAATCGAAGAACTCGAAAATGCTCCTAGCGAGTCGGTGGAAAATGCTACTTAAAGCAAGAACAATCAATACGGGAAATCAATGCTTGCTAGAACTTGTAAGCGTAGGAGGGAAAGCGCGTAGGGTGCAACCTCCGTTTAACCCTTACTTTTACGCTCCTGAGCGTTCGATGCGTGCGGTTAGATGTGTGCAAGTTGAGAAACGAGTGCTTTCAACTTTCGAGCTTACAAAATTGTATCGTTGTGAGTTTGCACGAACCGATTGGTTGGAAGATTCACGCTGGAGCGGAAGTTTAGAGGATGATATTCCTTTCGTGCAACGTGTCGTGATCGATCAAGGATTGAGTGAAGAAAGTAAACTTCCGACTTATGCGAGCTTTGATCTTGAAATCTTGACGAAAGGGCAGTTTGCGCGCGTCGAATTCGATCCGATTGGTGCAATTTCGTTTTACTCAAAAGATTTGCAGGAATGCTGGGTAGGAGAGGAGAGAGAGATTATTCTAAGTTTCTTGCGTGTGTTGAAACAAGTTAACCCTTGCGTTCTCGCGGGTTACGCGTCGGGAAGCTTTGATATTCCATACTTTGTGAGACGGTGCGAACTTTTACGCATTAATCCCGCGCTAGGTCGTGATTCTTCTCCACCACTCATTTCCCAAAAGAGATTTAAAGCGATGAAACGCAAGCGGAAAAGCACATACGTTGACTTAAGCGGGCGAATCCATTTCGACGTTTACCGCGAAGTTGACGAAGATCAATCGTTACTTGGAATCAAAAATAAGCAATTGAAAACCGTTGCTAAAACTTTGCTTCCGAAAGAGAAGATTATCGAAGTTGACCGCAACTATATTTCAAAACTTTCAGGTGAGCAATTACGTGAATACTGCTTAAACGATGCGCGCTTAACTTACCTGCTTGCGGAACACTATCTCAAAAACTTGTTCGCACTTGCAGAGATGCTTAAGCTTCCGTTAAACTTGGTTGTTGATCGCGCACCTTCCCACATTCCGACCTTGCTCTATATGCGCGAACTTGCAAAGCTTAACATCGTATGTGACCACGACAACCAAACTCGTTATCCCCAATTTTTCAAAGAGGAGAAAAGGTCGTATCAGGGAGCTTATACGAAACTTTTTCAAAAAGGATTGTTCGCGGGAATCAAAAAGATTGACTATAAATCGTTGTATCCCTCAATCTGTGCCGCGTTTAATCTCTCTCCTGAAACCGTGCGCTTGCTTTTGATCACACCTTATACAAATAAAATTGATTTCTCTGAACGCGGAGTTATCGAAATCGACGACAATAAGATTGGACAGATAAAATGTTCAATCGATCTTACGCACGACAGTATTACACGCTTGAAAATACGCGAGTTTATGCGAATGCGCGAAGAGTTGAAGTATCAAGCGCAAGATGAACTTGTGACGTCGCGCCAATGGGCGATTAAAATTTTGATGAATTCAATTTACGGATTTCACGGAATGCGTTACGCGCGTGCAGGATGCGCTCCGATCGCCGCGCTCGTAACCGCGCTTGGAAGATTTTGCGTTAAACAAATTATCGAGAAATTCACGAGGGAAGTCGATTGGATTGAAGTGGACACAGATGGACTTTACTATCAAGGCGTTGGCATCACACAGGAAGCAATTGAATACATCCGCTCTTTAATCCCTGAATTTTACGATTCAAGTTATTTCAAGCTTGAAAGCGAGCAATACGATGATAGCATTTTCTACGAAGAGAAAAACTACATCCTGCGCAAAGATAAACAGTTGATCTTTCACGGAAGCGGGTTTAAAGGAAGACATCTCCCAAAAATTTGCGACGATTTCGCGACCGATCTCGCTCACGCGTTGCTTGACAATTGCGAGCTTCAACCAATTATCGTGCAATACGGAGATTTAAAACGACATCCGCTTGAAAAATTCGCAATGACAGTTGAGCTATCGAAAGAACGACGCGATTACAAAGCACGGACGATGTATGCTAATCTCATTCAACAACTTGACGCCGCTAAAATCGAACATCTTTGGGGAAACGAAGTTAACTATGTGAAAACGCGAAAGGGATTCAAACCGTTAGGAATCAGCGAAACCTACGATCTCGACTACGAGTATTATAAAACACGTTTAGCGGAGATCGCAATGCGAATCTTGCATCATCTTGATCGTAAAACCATCGAGTCGATTCTTGGAGGACAGATGCGACTTTGGATTTGAAACTATATTTAACAATTTTAGCGTTACGCTTAAAAGATAAGGAATTTTGGATTGATACGTTAGCATTGCAACTCTTCTGGATTCCCGTGCATTTCCTCAAAGACATTTTCATCGTGCAAATTACGCTTCCTCAAGCATTCACCGCCGCGTCAATGGGATTCCTGCTCAACTTGTTGCTTGGAGGAATCTGCGGAAAATTCCTCAACTTTATGCGGAGAAGATTGCTAAAATGAAAATCTATTTCGCACACTCATTCGAACTTAGAGGAACACAAGAAGAAAGACTGTTCATTATACAATTAAAGCAGAAATTTCCAAGTGCTAAGATAATTAACCCGTTTGAAAAGGAAACCGAATTAGAAGCTAAATATGATGGAGAATATTATCAGAATCCTAACTTCAATTTTGCAAAAGATATCATAGAAAGTGATCTTGACCTCCTTGATTCATGTGATATTATTTGTGCATTAATTCCTGAGGGAAATTATCGAATCATTGGAACGTCGATGGAAATCATGTATGCGTGGGTAAAACGGAAGTATGTAATCGTAATCTGTGAGGACAAGAAACGTCCACGTCATCCGTGGTTATGGTATTGCGCTAACGAATTTTATTCGAATAGAGAGGAGTTTTTTCAATGAGTGACAAAGAAACAAGATTCTCACAACTTCCGAAGTTTGGACATCTGAAATTCTATACATTGCTTGAAGAAATTGCTGACTTGCATAGTAGAAAAAATCACGACTACGCGGGAGGAGATCCGCTTTCGAATTTACGACTTTCTGAGCAATTTGGGATTCCCGCGTGGAAAGGTTGCTTAATACGAATGAGCGATAAATGGTCGCGCCTTGTTCAACTCGCAAATAAAGATCAAGCACTTATAAAGTCGGAGTCGATTCGGGATACGTTGTTAGACTTGGCGAGTTACGCGCTTTTATGCGTCATTCTCAGAGAGGAGACAAAATGACTTTTTGCACAGTTAAAATAGCAGTGTCAAGCTTCGACTATAAACTGCTATTGAATGGAACAACTGATATTGGAGAATGTAATGCAAATCTTGAGAATTCAAAAGTTTGGATTACATGGTTTAGCATCGAAGAGAAATATCAAAAAAGGGATACGGTAAAATTTTCTTTCGAATGTTAGAGCAACTTTGGAAAGATAATAGAATTCGTCAAATTGAATTATCTTCTCTCTCCGAATCTGTCGGATTCTGGAGTAAGATGGGATTCAAGAAAATTAAGAATGGACACATGGTGAAAAAAATTGACTAATTATACGCGTGGAAGATCATGGGAATACAAGGTTAAGCATAAACTCGAAAGTCAAGGATGGTATGTGGTGCGTAGCGCGGGATCTCATTCGATCGCCGATTTGATCGCGATTCGAAGTGGGCGCGTCGTGTTAATTCAATGCAAGATTAAACAACTAACGCGTAAAGAACGAGAGCAATTCGAAAAGAAATGCTACGATCTCGGAGTGAAAGGAGCGTTATACGTGAGGGAAGACACATGGTTCGACCTGTAGGATTGCAAGCTTCGCTTGAACGCGAACTCAAACGATTACAACGTAAATACGGGTATGGAAAACATCTTAAAGTTGTTATTCTACCTCAAACTCTAAAAGTCAATGATAAAACTGTTTTTGGAGAAGTTAAAGACAGCATAATTTATATTTATCAAACTGAGGAATGTCTCAAAACTCTTCGCCATGAATTTTTAGAAGAGATGATAAAATCAACCTTTGCAGACCCTTACGTATATCTCTATAACGCGTTTACGAAAGTTTTTGAGAAAATACAACGCAACCGAACGGAAAAGCTTATTGAAATTCTCGCCGAGTTGGAGGATTTTTAGATGCCTGAACCGCTTACGAAAGAAGAAAGAATCAAAATCCTGAGCAAGTTCATTGAGTTTGCACAGGAGAAAATCTATAACGAATCTCTTAAGCAAAGCGAACGGAACACATGGTCGCGTTTGATGATTATGGCGATGGCGGAACTCAATCGATTGACAGAGGGAGAACGCGAGGAAAAGGAAGATTTAGCATCGTTAATTTCGAAACTTCCCAAGAAAGAATTAAAGAGGTTTTTTGAAAGTTGAAAGACAACGCCAAACAATTACTTTCAAAGCTTAAGCGCGGAGATTTAATCGAAATTATTTGGTTGGATGCAAGCGAACAGAAAGGCGCACCTCTTGATATTGATCTTGATAAAGTAACTCCAACCTTTTTCGCAACTTACAAGAAAAACGTAGGATGGTTTATCGGAGTTGCAACGGAAGCACTTTACAAGCAAAATTTTCTGATTTTCTACGATGAACTCACCGATGAAAAACGCGGGCGTATCGTTTCAATTCCGCTGTCAAGCGTCATGAATATTGAACGCTTCGAGAAAGCACCGATTAAGGAAGTTAGCACAATCGGAGTTCCAATCCTGCAGGGAAAGAAGGTTAAGGTCGTATATAAATGAGCAAGAAAGATCAAATGTGGATTGCTTGTTGTGGTTGCGGGAAACCTATCCACATTCCTGAAACTACTATACTTGTCGAAACGTTACGATCATCGATAACTTACAAATCAACCTGCCCCTACTGTGGATTTACTCATAAGGTGGTAGTTTGCTAATGAGTTTTGATACTAACATATTAGAAAGCAATTTAACCCACATTCTCCATTTAGCTAAGTGGAAAAAATATAAAAAATTTATTGAAGATGAGATCGAATTTTACCTAGAAAGTTTTGATGTGTCTTGGACTATATCTCACAAAATGTGTGAAAGTTTCAATTTTTGGAATCTTTTTATCAATTTGTTCGTTGCGAGATGTTTCCCTAATGAAGAAATCTAAGAAAGAATCCAAGATTGAAACCAAAACCATCAAGATCACCGAGATGGATTATCGCGGGTTGCTCGCGTTAACACTTGCAATTGGATTCGTCGCGCTAATCGCGATCTGTATCGTTTATGGGCGCGAGCTAGTTTATATCGCGTATCTCGCAGGAATTTTCACTCCGATCTTAAGCGCGGTTATCGCATGGTATTACAAAAGCAAGAGCGAAGAAAAATGAATCAAGACCAACTTAAGAAGCTTAAAATCGATATCGTTTACTTTGCAAAACACATCCTCAACTTTATCCCATTCGACTATCAGGAGAAACTTTTGAATGATCCCTCAAAACGCTTGATTGCGATTTGCGGGCGTCAAGTCGGAAAGTCAACGTGTGCGGGGGTTAAAGTTACCCATTTCGCGGTTTCAAATCCCAACACGACGACGATTATCGTTAGCGCGACTTTGCGACAAAGTATGGAGACTTTTGATAAAGTCTTAGCATTTGTTGAAAGCTCAGTTTTGAAAAGGTCGGTTATTCGAAAGACTCGCACACAAATCCGCTTTACGAACGGTTCAAGAATCTTATGTTTACCCAGCGGGAGATTCGGTTCAACGTTGCGAGGGTTGACGGTGCATTTCGCGGTGGTTGATGAGGCGGCATTCATCTACGACGAAGTAATAACGAACGTCATCTTTCCAATGTTGCTTACCACTAATGGAACGGTTTGGATGTTATCGTCACCGTGGGATAAAAACCACATTACGTATAAATGTTTCACGCACCCCGATTGGAGTATCTATCATCTTCCGTCAAGCGTTAGTCCACTTGTTTCAAAAGACTTTTTAGATGAACAGCGCGCGTTAATTGGAGAGGAAAGATTCCAACTTGAATACCTTGGAAACTTTGTCGATGACGCGAACTCATACTTTCCAATGACGTTGATTCGAACCTGCCTGCAAGATTACACTCCAACGCTTGCAATTGGAAAAGAATTGTATGCGGGTTACGATGTTGGAGGGAAAGAGGATTACGCCGCGCTTATAGCAATCGAGCGGACTCCCGAAAGTAAATTACAAGTGCAACATCTCAAAAGCGAACTCGGAAAAACTTATACACAATTCACGGTTGAAGTCGCGGATTTACATGAGCAATTCAACTTTAAAAAAGTGTTAATCGATCAAACGGGACTAGGGGCGCCCGTCGTCGAACACGCACGAGAACTCAAGCTTCCCTGCGGTGGAATTACGCTTACGAGCAAGCGGAGAGAGGAATTACTAGCGAACGTTAAAATTCTGCTTGAAACAAAAAACTTGATTCTCCCACATGATCTCAATTTACTTAACGCGCTTAATTGCATCGAATACACACGCACACGCACAGGGGGGTTTCAATTCACGCATCGAGAAGGAACACATGATGATTTAGCTTACGCGCTTGCGCTTGCGTGTGAATGCGTAAGAGAAAGAGAAGAGGAAGGAACTCTATTACGGGTATAAACGTTCACTCACAACGAACATATAAAAAGAGTAACGAACATTATTACAGGTATAATATATTACGAAGAGAATAAAAAAAAGAATTTAAGATTTCTTTAATTCTCTTAAAATCAATTCGTTTTGCCTTATGATAATTTTGTTTAAATCAATCAAAGCTTTGAATCCTGCTCCTATTATTTGCTCTGTCGGATTCATCGAGATCAAAGTTCCTAATCTCATCCACGCCGAACCTGCTTCATGCATTGCTAATTCCACTATACTTTTCTCGATCCCTTTCCGTATTTCCTCGTCTGTCATCGTTTCGGAAAAGACAAGCTCTCCTTTTGCTTCAAGCGTTTCCAATCTTTTTTCAACGACCGCTTCTTTCTTTTGCGCTTGAATTTCGGTATAATGTTCCTTGCAATACCATTTTCCTTCGTGTCGAAATATTTCAAATCCTGCTTTGAGTGAACTAACATCCTTTCCGCACGTTTCACATTTAGGCAAACTTTTCACCTCCTTTAATGTATTCCTCTCTTATTCCTCCGTTCTGAACGCAAGCTTTCTTACGATTATCTTTCCGCTTTTGACCAACTGATTGACGAACTCCCACCCCTGCATTATGTAAGTGTCTAATTCTTCCTCTGCAATAATCTTTGGGATATAGCGTGGTGTTGCGGGTAGCATTCCGTCAGGACGTTCTTTAAGTTCGTAGATTTTACGATCATATTCTGCAAGTTGCTCCTCAGGTTTCATACGCGCTATCTTGATCTCAAGTTTATGCAATGTTTCTTCCCCTAAGATCGTTGCTAATACTCGTTTTGCGATCTCAATCTTTTGCTGAGTTTCCCCGAGAGTTGTTACCTCGCTTAAGATTCTCAATTTAGCATAGGCATTACGATACATTTCTCTTTGTTGCTCAATCGACGGAACGATATATTTCGCTTCGATATCGGTTTTCGCGACTTTGTGTCCCATCCAGTATTTTGCAACGATTGGATGAACTCCCGCTCCGCCCATAGTAGTTTCAAAGAACTTGCGGAATGTATGCACGGGTTGAATTCCCTTAACTCCCGCTTCTTTCAACAAGTGTTGAAATCGGCGGGTCAATGCTTTGCTTCCAACTGCTTTCCCCGTGGTCTTTCCGATGTAAAGTGGAGATGCGTCGGTTAAAATTTCCCCTGCTTTCTTGCGATCTTCCAAGTAAAGTTTAAGTGCGTTAATTGCTTCCTCTCCGATAAATGTGTCGTAAACCACATCTTCTTTCTCTCGCATTAAGTTGATATGGATTGGACAAACTCCTTGCTCCAATTCTTTCTTAACGGCATCGTATTTCAACACGACGAAATCCTGCGCGCTAATCCCGCTGTCTTTCAGGAACAAGATTAACATTCTTTCATCCGCGTTCGCACGATCATATAATGTTTTGATCTCTTCCCGTGTAATTCCCCTCACTCGGGAAGGTTTAAACGAGATGCTCTCTGCAAATTGCAACGGATAAAAGTTTTTCTTGTAGAATGAACGAATCGCCATCACTTTCATAACTGCCGTGTTATGCGCGTTTTTTCTTTCCTTCATCAACCATTCCTGAAATTGATCGACTAGCATTTCCGCATGACGCTTAATTCCTTCATCTTGCGATTGAACTTCTTTCTTCCGCGCTTCGATCAACTCGGTTGGACTAAGCTTAGTAAATTCAACGAATTCATGCATTGCACCCAGATAATTCCTCTTCGTGCTAGCTTCGCGCTTCCGTAACCATTGCTCCACGTAAGCGTTTTTAGCTAAGGATTCACTCAAGATGAATCCCCCTCTATATTGCACCTACTTTCCTTCACGTTATACCATTGACAATATCCACAACAAGAGTATGAGTGCACATCGTTACATGACTCATACTCTGGACATTTTATGCAACACATTTTCTTTCCTCCTTGCGCGCTTTTTTGCGCACGTTGAATTATAGAATATTGAATTATATATATGGTTTATCGATAAAAATGTAACAAAAATAGTATCATTATTATTAT